TTATCTTCCCAATCTCGATATACAGATAGGTCTTTATCGCTACCTGTTGTAATGTAATATTTAGCACCACCTGCATTCAATGTAGTGCTAACAAATGTAGTCTCGGTAATAAAGTGTGTATCATTACTTAATCCACCCGTAGCAACCCTGTGCATTCCATCGTGGTTTAGACTACCTGTTAGGTGTATGTAATCCCCTACGGCTACTGTGCCTGTTTCAGAAGTTAGTATTTTTAATTTACCGCTTGCATCTGCTAGACTAGTAACAACAACACCGGAAGAATAATCTGCGGGTTTAGAAAACGCACCATTTGTAAGAGGGTCTTTTGTAGCATCCATATTCCATATATGTATATCTTCGCCTATCTTAAGGCTACCAAACTTATCTACATTACCATTTTCATCAAATTGGTCTGCAAAATACATCTCTAATTCATAATTATCTCTTAGTGGGTACTGCAAACCAAAACTTTGTTTTCTTAACTCACCGTCTGCATTGGCTAAACCGTTATTTCTCATGTCAGCCCAAAGCAACCAAATGTGTTTGTAATCATCTTTATGGTCTTGAAACTTTAAGTAGTAATATGGGGGTTGACCACTTAAACTTGACGTTTCGTAATTACCTGTAATAAACTTAACACCTGTCAAATAATAAATACCACCTGTAATTTGTTTTCCGGTATAAATAAACTTTTCTTTGTATGTATTAAATGAGTTAAAAAGACTAGGTGTATTAACAGACACGCCAACGGTAGCGGTTGCTGTTTCCCATAATTCAGCAACACCACTAACGGGGGCTGAATTGTATGTAGTTTCTGTTACTCTTATACTAGTTGTACTAGAGTTTAGAGTTTGGTCTGCACCTTGATGTATTAATCCATATTCACTTACTGAACCTGTAATAGTATTGTTAACGGGGTCTTTCTTTACTATACCAAACTGATATTTAAACCATAAAGATAAAGGTAAATCTCTCATCCACCTAGCCTGTATAGCCCTGTGTTTTAAGGGTTCCGAAGTAGTACTAAATGTACCAATTGCTGTTGCAGAAGTATCTCTCGACCATTCAAATCTTTCATCGTTGACTAATAAATCATCTGCCGGTTTAGGGTAGTGTTGGAAAACCGCTACGTTATCTAAATGAGTAAAACCTACATTAGTAACACCCGTTAAAGTATTACCATTTTTACCTGTCCACGAAAATACATCATAATCTTGATTTACATACCCCCATGTATCTAGGTTAGTAGGTATGTTATTAACATAAGTAGGTATTATTATTATTCCTGTTCCCGAAGTACCAAAATTAGAAGCATCAGTTAATGTAATACTAGAAGCACCGGAAGAAATCATGCCATCTAATGTAGTTTCGGGTGTGTAAAGACCGTGTTCTGATGGGGATGAAGGGTATGGAGTAAATGTTTGCACCGCCCATATGTATGTAGGGGGGGTAATGTAAGCCCCGTAAGTACCACCTTGTACGGGTTGTGTAAAGTAATTAGTATAAATACTTTGTATTTTTTTAACGCTCTTAACTTTGAGCCTACCTGTATATGCTGAGTTGAGTGTTGTTGAGTTATTAATATCTTTGTGGTTAATGTAAAAATAATCACCAACTTCTAAACTAGGGTCTGCATCGAAAAACACATTCATATACCAAGGGCCACTTTTAGGATTTAAGTGTTTGTACCAAGCGGGGTAAAGCGTGGGGTGTCTATATAAACCGGGTAAGTTATTACTTTCTATCCAATTTGTGTGGTCTAATCGACTAGGTGGCTCATATTTTCCTATGTATATTATTTTTGGTGTTTCCGCAGAAAAAGGTAAATCGCCGGAAGCAAAAGTTAAAGTTAATTTATCTGCCGAAACTGCGGTAGGGGTTATATCACTAACATTATGCTTTCTTCCTACTATACTTATTGTTGAAGAAGTAGTTATAGTATGTGAATCATCACTCATATATACTAATGTATTACCCGAAGTATCTTTTTGGAAACCTATTATGCCTACACCCTCGTAATAATTTTCAATGTCATTTGGCCCATATATGGGATTTTCATTGTTATACATTTGTATAGGTAAACCGGAATTACTTTGCATTCTTTGTGTTGATGTTTCTATGTAATTACTAGATTTTTCAAATCCTACATCACTACCTGTTAATTTTAATTTTGTTGCGCCTAGATTCATTATTTCTTTGAATCCCTGCGCATCATATAACCAATAGGGTGTCTCACCCAAGTTATCATTTAATCCTTCCTGTCCTATTTCCCAAAGAGGCACTTGGTTGTCTAAGAATCTTAATCCATCACTAGCACTAAATTGTATTTCCCTACTTCTTTTACTTTGGTTTATCTTAAAACTATCAACTGTACCCCTCCATACAGGTCTGTCTATCCTACTATCCATATCACTAAATACTAATAATTCCCAATCTAAAGGAGAAGTAGTAACGAATAAATCTTTTAAGTTTTCAACATAATCTGTCGCTAGCAATCCTGTATTACCATTGGCTGCTCTATCTGCATCGTCAGTTATAGTTACGTTGCAGGTACTTAATGAGTTTACACCCCTACTATTTCTTAAAGATTTAATTTGTACTTCGTCAGTAGTAGTAATGTCGTCAGTAAGACACCTAACCATACCTACCCTATCTAGCATTAGATAAGATACATAGCCAAAATTACCAACAGAAGATTCTCTAGTGGTTGTATTTATCTGAAACCCATATAGATTTGCAGGTACTACACTAGTATCACTAGCCAAAGCAACGTCGGTTTCTATTTTAGTACCGTTTAAATAAACATCATATTTACCTGCCGCATATTTCATAACAAAATCAATATCTAACCAAGTGTTATCGTTAGTGTAAGTTTGTGCCGTACTACCATCGTATAATAACCCCATAGTATCATACTGCGGCTGATTAGTGTCATTTAATTTTAAAGTATAATCTATTTCGGGTACACCTGTATAACCTGTATCGTTTAATAAGCCCGCTTGTGTAGCAGTAAATCCTATTTGGAATTGTATTCCTACTTTACTCCAATCATTTGAACCTTCTGCAATAAAACTTCTTAGTGCTACTCTTGCGGTAAAAGTATCTCTTTCTAATCTTGAGTTTAAATGTCCATCGTAAATAATTACAGGTGTATTAATAGAAGAATCGTTTGCCTTTCTTACTGTTTGAATACATAAAAAAGGTTTTTTTGCGGGAGAAGTAACTTCGGCAAATACTTTAGAGGGGGATGTTGTATGATTACCATTTAAGTCAACAGTAGTATATTCGGTCGCGCTTTGCGCTATTTTTTCTCCCATCCAAGAGCCTGTAAGATGCGCTCTTTGTACGAAGTCTCCTGTTGTGGAATTAATAACGCCCGAAACTTTATCTGTATGATTATCTTCGTCATATCTTTCCATATCTTGCCTACCAAAAGTAGCGTCATTTGCACCAACAGGTACTATGTAAGAAGCAGCAGTATTGTGTCCATTAACAAATCTTTGATAGCCTACATCTCCTTCTGCTGTGCTGCCACCAAATCTGTATCTGTTAGCAACGTGTCCATCGGGATATTGTAGTTGTACCCTACCTTCCCATTCGTCAAAACTATTTCTTTTTACATCCCTACTTAACCACTCAAACACCCCGTTATTACGAAGATATTGATTATCACTAGTTACCCCAGTAACGTGTGGTATGTTTGATATTAATTTTCTATCCGCTATACTAAATCTGTATCTTGGATTGAGAGAAGCCTCGCCGTTCATAGGGTTTCCAAAATGACTTACTGTTATTGAGTATGATGTATCGGTAGGTAGTTGTAAATAATCCGGTATTGCTCTCGCACCGTTAAAATCATCATAAAAACCCGCAAGCCATATTTGATATTTTTTTGTTACGCTTCTTACCATTCACTCACACTCCACCCTGCGTTATTCCTTGACTTTCTAACTCACTCATTATTAGGTCTACCATATCTTGTACGTCAGTTATACCATTAAAGTTGTTTGTCATTATTAATTCCGTATTAGTAATTAATGTTTCGACACCCTGTTGAGTAACCTGCCTAACCAAGTCTCCTGTTAAGTTGTTTCTATCGAATCCATAGAACATTTCTTCTCTAGTATTAGCAAAACCTTCAACTTCATTACTTAATAGTGAATATTCTTTTGCTAGGGCTGAAACTTCTTCTCCCTCTTTATTTATTAACTCTCTAATAGATATACCAAAAGATTCTGCGGTCATTTCTAACTCTTCATAATCAGTAATTTTATGTAACTTTATAAAATCAATTAATGTTTTATTGTTTTTACTAAACTTTTTATCAATCTTTTTTTGTGCATCATCTATTTGATTATCAACCAAATTAGATATTCCGGGTATATTAGCCATCCAACCCCAATCACTTCTTTCTTTTTTAAGTGGGTCAACTATTTTTTCAATACTATTGAAATAATCTTTTGCCGGTGTTATATCAAAATCTTCATCTGTAAACTCTCTTATTCTTTTTGCTTGCTCTAATGCTTTCATTTCTATTAATAAGCCATCAGCCTTAGCCTTCATCATATCATCTTCTGAATCTTTTAATGTCTCATAAAGAGCAGACCTTTCTCTTAATGTTGCGTTTATATCTAAATCTTGTGCTTTTACAAACTCCATTACCATTCCGGTATCTAATGATGCCTTACTAAAATCTGATAATTCTTCTGTTGATTTTTTAACTTTTCCGGTAAGCCAACTGTACGCTTTTCCTAATCCGTAAATTGCACCTACTACCAACATAATGTGTACGGGTTTAGGTAATGCTGCGACCCACTTACCTATTCTTGCGAATAAACCTACCGAGGCTGTTGCTGAGGTGGCTGTTGAGGCTGCTGCTGCACCGCTTGCTGCGGCAAGCCCTCCTTGCGCTCTTGCTAGGCCGGAAGTTGAACCTATTGCGGCTACTTGTGCATCCACTAAAGCAAGAGTTGCGCCGGATTGAGCCGCAATTTGTTTGCTAGTATAACCTAATGCAAGCCCTTCCTTAACCTGTTCTTCAGTTAACTTTACTTTAGCAAAAAAGTTTTTTACTGCTGAAGCGGTGTTTGCTGCTAAAGCGACTGTTTGCATAACAAATGCGGCAGTATTTAACATTATACCAAACTTCATCTGCTCTTGTTTATCCATAAACGGATTTAAACTCGCAGGCAACATCATAAAAGCAGTACCTACGGTAGATATTGTAGCAACAGTATTCATCATTTCTTTTGATTGATTTTTAATCTTTAATGTTTGTAATTCAGCCATGTACGCTTCTTTTCTCATTCGTTTTTCCTTAAACTCAAATATTTTTGCTTCTAAAGGTTCTTGCGCCTTTTTTAATGTAACCATTCTTCTTTCACTAGTTACTTGTTCCTTATTTAGAACTACTATCCGACTTTTTAATTTTTCCGTATCTCTTAATTGTTTATTAGTTTTATCCTGTATACCCTTTAAATTGTCAAATTGTGTAATTTTAATACCAAGTTCACGTTTTATTTCACCATGTAGTTTCTTTTCCGTATTTAATTTATCAATACTTAAGTCTAAAGCCTTTTCTGCTTGATTAACCATTTTAGCATTTATTACTTTACCTTTATTTAATTCTTCACGCCTTGCTCTTTCTTTTAATAACTTTTCGACCTGCATTTCTTTATTAAGTTGTTTTCGTAAATTAATTTCATTAATTAAACCTTTGCCGGTTGCGGCATCACCATCTAATCTAGCAATTTGTTCTCCGTTTAAAGCCTTAGAAATTACGGCTTGGGTTTGCATAGCCACGTTGATGTTTGCTAAAGCCAAAAGCATTGTTGCAGCAGGGCCAGCAAATGCCTGCATCATTTTTACAAACCCTAGTATTTCTTTTACCGTAGCGCCCACGATAGGAACATTTAAGAAATCCACCATTGATTTTGTAAACACGGCTTGTTTTTCGGCTACGTTTGTTAAAACAGGTAGTAATTCATCACCTAACTGCCCTGTGTAATTTCTTAAAGCCGATTCTGCTTGTTCTAATTTAAATAATTCTGTTTCTCTTCTTCTATTTATTTCATCCATAGCAGGGAACATAGCAATTGTTGCTTCAAACTCTAATTCCTTTACCCTATCCACGTTTTCTAATAATTTAATAAGACGGGTATAGTGCCTATTACCTGCTACTTGTTGCGCTAGAGCAGTTTGTTCTTCACCGGACATTGTATGATAGGCTTCCGCAAGGTCAACAAGAACATCTGAAAGCGCCCTCATGTTTCCTTCGTTATCAGCAACAGCGATACCTAAATCCTCAACTGCTTTTCTTGAGCCGTTAATGTCAGCACCAAGTCTAGCGTACATCATACGTAAAGCACGACCACCCTTACCTTGTTCTTCACCCGCTTCAATAAGTGTAGCGGATAAAGCAGCCATACTTGCTATGCTTTCGTTAGTCAACTCAGCCTGTGATGCGAATTGATTCATAACGAAGGTAATCTGTTCCATAGTAGCAACCGACCTGTTTTCAACCGTGTTAAGTTGGTCGAGAATACGTATAGAATCCCTACGTATTTGGTTTGCCTTTTCTCTTTCGCTCATCTCGGCTGTAATATTCTCAGTCATAAACTTAGTCTGTTGTTGTAAGTTAATTAGTCTTTGCATGGCTACGTCAGTTTCCATACCGGATATAAGACCAAACATCATACCTACTTCTGTACCGACAGGCAAAGACGCAGTACCTAAAACACCGGACAACTGAGCCATTTTAGCACCGGCCTCCATAGCAGAATCGGCGGCAAAACCAAACTCAAGACCTATATCTTGAATATCGTCTGCTAATTCTCTCATTTGGCCTGCGTCTGCATCTAAAAACTTTTCTAATTGTATTCTTGCTTCTTCTATTTCTTTTGTTACGGGAATAACAACATCTAACATATCAGTAAACATATCACCTATTTCTTGCCCTGCCTCTTGAATACCGGAAAAAGTATCTAAGTATAAAGCCTCGAAAACTGCTTTTGACGCTTTAGCATCGTGAATCAATCTATCTGCTTGGAAAGTACCTACGATGTCGAAGAAAACCCTAGATGCACCGGCACGTAAAACTAGTAAAGTAATGGCGCAGACTATTGGAAATAGACCTGTGAAAAAAGGAAGGATTGTTGCATCAATCATATCTAATCATCACTACTCTTGCCCTCACTAGGCACTCCGCTATCTCTCAATATATCGAGTAGGTCATTGTTGTTGTTTAATAGTTTGCGTTTTTCCCTTCTTTGGTCGCGCCTAGCAACTGCGCCCTTAGCATCTTTTTTCTTTACTTCACTAGACGCTTCACTTATACTATCGTTAATATTAGCGGCTATAAGTAAATCTAACTCTAGTAAATACCTACCGCCTTCCACATTATATTTTAGCCATAAATCCGAGGGTAAAACCCCCTTAAAGGCCATACATAGAGAGGGGGCTACTCTAATAAAGTCTACAAAGGGATAGCGCCATCCTGTTCGTCGCCTCTTACAAAGTATAAGATTGTTAATAATTCTTCGGAAGTTAAGGTATTAATATCAATTCCTTCATCTAATATACAATTAGGAATCCACTCTTCCATTTGTCTAGTAACACTACCACCATAATCATCAACTAGGTCAGTAAACTCTTCATTTTGTTCGTCTGTCCAATTTTCCGGTTCACCTGCGTGGCGCATTTTTCTAAACGCCTTACCTTGTGCAGTAGTTACTGCTAACTTTTCCATACCGGAGGCTTGTCTAACCCAAATCTTTGTTCCATCTTCTAACTCTATTTCTTTCTTCATTACAGGCATAATACCACACTCTCGCTCTCGCTAATACTATGTAAAAGGTATTCCTTTAATAAAGAATTACTCTTCTTCGTCTATTTTTACGGGAACAATAACCTTTGCTTTAGTAACTTTAGGTGTGGGTTTTGTTGCCAAAGGAAATCTTCGGCAGTATTTTTTTATCCTTACTTTATTACCGATAGCAATAATACTTTCCATCTGTTCAGCAGGTATTTCCCTACCTAATGATTTAATAAAATCTTTCAAGTTAAACACCTTAATATGCGTCGTCGCCTAGAGCGCCACCCTTTGCTTCTATATCCATACAGCCTTTGTCGTTATCGTATAATGCTACGAAACCAACAGACATTGTTTGTGAATCTCTTCCGCTTACGTTAGAAGTAGGTGCTTCCCAACGAATATTGTAAAAGTTAAACTTTATGTAATTAGCCGTAGGTGAATCCTCTTCTGTAAAGTGTAGTATCATAACAGGCGCAGAGCCATCATTATACGCAAGACCTTTTGATGCTATTAAAGATGTGTAGTCCGGTTCGTCTGTTGCTTGAGCGCCATAAAGTACTTTGTTAAACTCAACTGTACCCGTAACTTCTCTTCGCTGCATCTTTGGTTTGCTGCTGTATGTGCTGTCTCCCAAAGCCATAGCGTTATCTGTATCGGGGTTAAGGCTAACTTGGAAATCAATTGATTTAACGGCTGCTGAAACATCAGTTTGGTCTGAACCATCACCATTGTCAAAGAATACTGTTCCGTTAGAAAAGTAAAGAGCGTCTAATGCGTCTCCTTCAAAAGTAACTGCGGCTATATCGGCTTGTGATGCTTTTTCTCTACAACCTACGAAATCAGCACTCATCATAACGTATTCTCCTACGGATGCTGTTACTGATAATGTATTTGCTACCATACCTGTGTAAGTATGTACTTTTTCTTCTCTTCCTACGTCAATAGTGTAAGAATTATATGTATCTGTTGCTGCCGTAACAGGCTCTTTAAATGAATGTGTTTTTGGGCTACTACCCGTTACTGCGGTTAATGGGAAAAATGCTGCTAAAGTATTACCTAAAAACTCATCTAGTTGAACGGCCATATTATAGCCCCCTTCTGAATATTCTTTACCTGTTACTGATTTACCAACAACCGGCCTACTCATATCTTGTCTTGTAAGTAAATCCATTCTTGTTGCGAATGATTCATCATCAACTTCTCCAAACGCAGTCGGGGCTACTTCTGTGCCGTATGCGTTTCCCGCTTCTTTTCCTAATGCTACGTATCTATTTAAGAACTCTACCATATAAATGCCTCTAGTATAGTACGTTGAGGGGATGACTGCCTTATCAATATTATTATCGGTGTCTCATATCTATTCTTCTCATATAAGTAAGTGTAAGAACATGAACACAAACAGTCTCGTCATCATCCATTTTAGAGTCTAACTTAGCATCATAGGAAACAATGCTGTCTGTTGTACCGGAAACACCTGTATTTGTATATAACTCATCGAATACTTCTCCCATAATATTAAGTCCTGCTCGGTAAGCATCTTCATAATTAGTACCCCTAACAGTAATAAACACTCTAACATCATACTCTTGTGTTATTTTAGCACCACCTAATGACTCAAAATTAGGTGAGTTTAACTCGGATATTAAAACGTGTATGCTTGGTACAGGTATTCTGTTAAGCATTTGTGAAGATATGTCGTAGCCATATACTATTGATGAGTCCGGTACTTGTGTTTTTAGATACATCCTATTACTATCTTTTAGTTGTTGGACTATCCCAAGACCCATCCTAGCCAAAGTATCTTGTGCAAAGTCAGATATTAGTAATTCTTCGGGAGAAAAAGCACCAAACTTAGAGTAGTGTATAGCCGCCCATTTTACGCTGCCGCTAGTATTACCCCATTTGACTGCTGCGCTGCTTCCTGAAGCGCCTGTGATGCTATAATAGGCAACTGCGCCGGTAAAGTCGTTGACTATTTCGTGGGTGTATAGTTTTGCCGCCCCTCCTGCTGCTAAAGTTAGTCTTAAGATTAAAGTAACAGGATTCTCTTCTTCTTTTTTAATGTCTAAATCAGTAATGGTAACTGTACTAGCCCCCACCAAACTTAATGATGAGTTATTACCTGTTGATTTTACCTCAACTTTATGTGTACCATTATCTAAAGACATAAGAATAGCGCCGGAGTCCGGTGCAGTAGTATATTCAAAAGCAGCAACTAATGTGTAAGAGCCACCCGCTTCGGGAGTAATTGTGTATGTTCCGTTAGTAACTACCCAATCACCACCGGATGCTGAACCGCTACCACTAGCCGACCAACTATCATTAAATGTACCTGTTAAAGCAGTAGGGTCTGAACCTGTCATCCTACTATTCCAATACTGTGTTTTTGTTGCTATACTCATACTAACCACCTCTTGCATTCTTTAAGTGATTAACTAATCTTTTTGTTCCGCCTAAAGGATGTGAGTTTATCCTAAAACTACCTGTTCCTTCGGCTGTTAATTCAGTTAAGTTTGCGCCCCTGCTACCTATAACACCCGTAGGCTCTTGCTCATGTGATTGTCCAACATCATAAGAGCCTGCGTTAAATGAAATAAATTGATTTGCACCTGCGCTTTGTTTTCTCCCGTACCATAAAGAATTACCTACTTTGTCATACAAATCTCCACCTGTTCTTTCGCTAGGGTTGTACTCCCCCTTAAATGCCCTACGCATATTTACAATTTCATCAGTAGTATTTACACTAGCAATAACTAAAGCCTCTTCCATAGCAATCTCTATCTTTCTTTTTATCTCTTTAATAATATTATCTGTTAATTTTGTATAGCCGCTTTTGTCTAAATAAGCCTCAAACTTTAGAGGGCTTTTATTATTTTTTTTAACTCTTAGTGAATTACTTGGTGTTTGTATATTAGATTTTCCAATATATGCTTTCATATCTTTTACTTCTCTATTTAATACAACTTGTTGTTGGTCTAACTCATTTACAACATTTGCCCTAAACTTACCTACGGCATCTATTTTAGGAAATCCCGCATGAATATAAGGTACTTTTGTAAATCCTTGCATACCCTCACCTAATCAACACTACCCAAATGGGCTAGTCTAGTTAGGTTAAATGTACCTCTTTCTCTCAACACTCCACCACGCAAAGAGTTTTCTTGAAATGTACCTTCATCCTCCATGTAGTAAGCGGCTGCTATATCAGCACATATTTCTCTAAGAACGTGAGCAAACTCGCCCGATTGAACAGTAACGCCTGTGGCGTGGTCTGCACTAATACCACTAACACCTGTTAGTATGTTAGAGTTGCTAGCGTCTTTTCCTGTCCACACAAAAGAATCTCCATCTATATTACCATTACCTGTCGTAGTAAAAGAAGCGGCACTAGTTAATGTCATAGTAGTAGCACCTGCACTTACCGCCCCATTAGCAGTAGTTTCTGCTATTGATTTACTAGGAACATCCCTACCATAATCTCTAAAACATTGGTCTATATCTATTGTTGACCTGCGTATAGCAAGAGTAAGTTTAGATGCTGCTTGAGTACGCTGTGCGCTATTTAATCCCAAACGCATACCAACGTCGCTAGAACTGCAATAATAAACCATACCCTAAACTCCCTGTTAAAATTAATATAATACTAAAAAGCATACGCTTCTGTGTTTTATGACAGGAGTTAAGTGTCTTTTCAAGGTTTGTGAGTCTATTAGTAATGCCGTTGCACCAACTATGCCATTCTTCTTGATTCATATTATCACATCTGTGTGGAAATACCCATAGCGCCTGCTACAATTGCTATTAAGGTAAAGATAATTTTTTGCATATTACCCATGTATGTACCTATAAGACCATTAGTTATCTCTAATTCGGTAGCCACTTTAGCAAGACCTGTTTGCATACTTACTTGGGATTGAACCAATTGTTCAATTAGTCTTTCGTGTCTTTTTACAGACTCTTCTAAATTGTCTAATCTTATTGAGACAACATCAGCATCGGCCACTAAGCCTCACCCATGTGTGCTTCTAATCGAGCCACAAGGTCTGCTTTTTTGCCTTTAACTGAAAGACCTGCTTCTTTTAGCATTTCTTTTAATTCAGCAACATTGTGAGAATCAAGAGTTTTTTCTATTTTCTCAATCTCTTCTTTTGCTTCTTCGGCTTTGTCTTTTACCTCATCAATGGAATCTATAATCTCATCGAGAGTTATTTTTCCGTCTGCATTTAATACTTGGTATTTTTTGTAAGCCCATGCTGCTATACCTAGTAGTGCAGCGCCCGCAAGAAGTAAAACCTCTATGTCATCAAACAAAGAAGAAGATTCTAACGGTATGCAATCTATTGTTTCATTAAGTGCGTTAATGCACCTTTCTGTTGTCGTGTTATTCATATTACTCGCCTCTATCGTATATTATTTGTTTGACTGCGGAAGTAGGTATTACTGTAAAGTGCCTAGTCGCGCCCTCTCGATATAACTTGAAGCCAAAGGGTGTCTCTTCAATGTTTATGTTGGTATACGCTTTATCGGGTGGAATGTAGACAATTTTACCTAGTCTTTTTACCCTTTCGCCGTCAGCCATGTTAACACATTATACCTGTCTCTTATAAGAAGTTACTAACCTAGTATTCCACTTTCTAACAACGCATCAATTATTTCTTTATAGTATTCATAATCTGTTATGGTACACATTTGTTCTATGTGTGTATCACCTATACTATAATTAGCGTAGGCTTCGGGTGAAACATATACATTATAAGTATTTATTTGATTTGAGACTTCATCATTAACTTCTACTATTATAGTTACGGGGGCTTCTTTTTCTATTATTTCACCACTTACTTCTCTACAACTTATAATACCGTCTCTTTCAAAATCTTCTATTGAGGGTGTTCCTGTGGTCGCCAATAATAAACTTAAAATTACTATAACTATTAACACACCATCTGCACCATCACGCATGATACTAAGTCAACGTAGTGTCGTATAGATATACCTAAGCATCGACTGCGTTAGTAAAGGGTGTTTGTGTTTTTAAGTTAAGATAACATTGTTTTAGCAAGTTTTCTTGGTCTGCGCCATCTGTTATATCTAGTGGGAATTGATAATTAAATCCGGTAATCGCTGATTTTCCTTCTGTGTATTTGGTAGCATCCATATAGATTAAACCACCATAAGTTATTGTAAAAGACTTACTACCATCTTCTGCAACTTCTTTTTCCATTCTAAACTCTCTAATTACTACGTGTGCTTCTGCACAAGTTAATCCAAATCCTGTCTCTACATTTACGGTTAAAGCCATATTATTCCCACCATATAAGAGTTTAATAAAGATTTTCTAAAACCAACTTTCGGGTTGAGGCCAATTATCAACAGCATCATTTGCTGAACTATAATTTTCTGTTGCATCCCTCAACCATTTTCTAAATGCAGTGATTGATGTTTGTTGTTCTGTTGTCAAAGCATTATATTTATCTGCTAACATATGAACATCAGTTGCTAAAAGTGCAAGGTTTCTTGATTCCCTGAAAGTCTCCCATGAGACATCATAAGGTATTCCATTTTCTGTTCTATATAGTGTAGTTAATCTAATCATGTGAATGAACTCCATATTGCTGATTTCGCCCCGCTACCCGAATTACTAAACGAAACCGATGTTGCGGGGGAAGTTGAACCATTAACCCACAAAGCAAACCCATTAGAAACACCTACGTTTCCACCCGAACCTGAAATGTTAGGTAATGATGTTGAAGTCCATGCTAAGATATTAAATGGTGTAGTAGTTTGTTGATTGTTAGCCCAATTTGATGTTACGATAACATAATATTTTGAACTATCTAATGTTAATGATTGACCACTTGCCGCTACCCAACTTTCTGAATTATAGCCTGTTGAACCCGATGCTGTTACAAACTTTGAAGCCGCCCAAGTAGCCGTAGCAATTAATGTGCCATTAGGACTACTATCTGTTAATACACCATCTGCTAATTCATATAATGCAGTAGTTACTCCGGTATCAGCCGAGCCACTTGACAAGGAGTTAATGTAAATCCATGCGTTAGTTAGAGTTTTACTTTCTGTAAAACTAACTAAATTACCATTCGCCCAATAACCATTCATTGATATGTTTGAAATGTTACCGGCCATACCATTCATCATCGGAACTCTACTGCTGGCCGTAAACTTGAATGCAGAACTATCTGTATCTGAGCCACCACCAACTGCTGAACCACCGCTTGTTAACCCATTGGGGAAATCTACTACACCCGATGAATTACCTGTTATCCAAGTAACTCCACCATCACCGGAACTTATTGATAATTGACTATCACCTGTTGCACTTGTTACATCTGCTGCACCAATTACTACGTTAAAATCTCCGCTAGTGATATTATTTCCGGCAGTTTGTCCTAATGCTATGTTCTTCGCGCCTGATGTAATACTTTGTAATGAACTTGTGCCTATTGCTGTGTTATAATTAACGTCATTACCTGTTGCGGCATTCATAGAGTGTGTGCCTATTGCTACGTTGTAGTCTCCGTCATTATTCACTTGACCCATTGTATTAAAGCCCATTACTATATTATAACTACCCGACCTTAAACCTCCACCTGAGTTTTGTCCTATAACAGTATTATATGTACCATCCGTTGCTCTAAAGTAAGAGTAAGAACCTATTGAAGTGTTATGGTTTCCTGTGGTTAATGCTGTTCCAGAATTATAGCCTACTGCTGTGTTGTTATCTCCCGATGTTAAAGCATCAAGCGTGTAATTCCCAATTGCTACTGTGTATTCTGCACCTGCAACAGCACCACCTAAAGCATCATAACCAATTGCGATATTATCGCTTTCTGTATCGAATCCATTCAAAGCCTCATGGCCTATGGCGATATTCCGATTACCTGTTGTAATAAATTGGTTTGCCCTCATTCCAATTCCTATGTTATATGACCCCGAACTTATGTTGTTATTTGCTTGATGTCCTACTGCTACATTTGCAGTTCCATTTGCTATTCTGCTATTAGCATGAGAACCAAGACCTACGTTGAAACTTCCCGTAATGCCAACTCCACCTCCTACTGCACCTTTCATGGCTTGATATCCAATTGCAGTATTTTGCGACCCTGTTCCAGCACCATTTTCTGACCACAAAGCATCATGTCCAATACCTGTATTTCCCCAACCTGTTGTGAAGTTGCTAAGACTTCTAACACCCATAGCAGTTGAACCAAAGACACCACCCGCTAAATCTTCTCCCGCTAAATATCCAATAGCAGTTGCTTCGTTTTGTGTAGTTGCTGTTTTTAGAGCGTTATATCCAATAGCAACTGAGTTATCTCCGGTAGTGATTGCAGTACCGGCATTAATTCCTAATGCTACGTTGTAATTACCGCTTGAAGCAGTTAAAGAATCTAAAGCACCACTACCTAAACCTATGTTAGAAGTAGCAGTTGTAATTGCATCTGATAATCCATCAATAGCAGTAGCGCCACCCGCACTAATAGTAGCGAAACTTAGAGTTCCACTTCCATTAGTTTGAATGACTTGATTTGCAGAACCATCTGTTATTGGTAAATCATAATTATCGTTAATTCTAACTGCCGCACTTCCATCGTGACCGCCCCAAATATTTAGTTTATCTGAACCATCAGCATGAATCTTATATGTTGAACTATTTATCTTCAAACCTGTGCTTGCGAAAGTAGTCTTAACAGAGCCACCATGAATGAATGAAAAACCATTACCACCATTATGAGTAATACCTGTATCTGTATCTCCTGTAAAACTCAAAGACGGGGTAGTTGAATAACTAGTACCAAGAAGGATTTGATTACCATTAACATCTAAATCACCACCTAATTGTGGCGATGTATCTTCAACAACATTGGATATTCCGCCACTAACTGTTGTCCATGAAACAGCCGCACCACTTCCACCTGATGTTAAAACTTGACCGGAAGTACCGAAGTTTGAACCTTCAATACCTATTTCACCATCTGACGTTAATCTTAGATTTTCATAATTTGCATACCCGACTGTCTGCCTTCTAGTGAATAGAATAAGGTCATTACCACCACCCCCATTCCCAACATATAAATCACCGTTAGACGGATTACTTGCTATTTCTAAATTACCTGATACACCATCTTCAAATCTTGCTATTCTATTAGTCGAAACACTACTAATAGTGTTACTGCCTTGATAACCTTTAACTCTTAATGCACCAATAGTTTCGCTTGTAGTTCCTATTTGAACATGACCCGATTGGTCAACTTTGAATACCGTTGTATCTGACGCTTCATCGTGAACTTCTAAAGCATCACCTGTTCCTGTTTGAATAATTTTCAATAATGATGTATCGCTATTATCCGAAATTAAGAATTGTTCTGAACCTGCTGTATCTGTATATGTATATCCGGTAGTACCACTTGCGGCATCTTCCCATGCAACTCCTGAACCTGTTGAAGTTAGAACTTGACCGTCAGAACCTTGACCGCCATTTACTTTGAAGTTTTCAGCATCAACTAATCCAAAGTATGAGTTTTTGAACTTGAGAGATGAAGTTCCTAAATCTACATTGTTATCAGTTGCCGGATATAACTTACCATCTTGAAGATAGACTTGGTAATCCCCACCTGCTTGTAAGCCTAGTCTATCTAATGAATACATATAATTTATTG